GAACGGCGACGCTGGATATAACCGCAAGCCTGTCCTCGATCATCTTCACGCGCCCGCAACTGAATGACAACGAGTTGAATGTTGCCTACGGCTTTCAGATGGCAACGAGCGGCGATCAGATCGACGTGGACGTTAACCAATTCGAAGCTTTGACGGCGACGCAATCCGCCACATCGCCGATGGTGACGACTGGAGCGGCCAGAGCGGGGGACTCATTGAACTACGTTGCCGCCGGTAATGTGGACTTCACGCAAGGCGCGGCGTATGCCGAACTTTCCACGGCGTACAGCCTGACGGTGGTTAACTCGTTTGCCATTTCAATGACCGGCGCAGGCCGCGTCTTTAGTCTATCGGTCGGCAGCGGAACGACGGCCATCAATATGTTTGACGGGACGACGAACGCGCTTAAAACCGGCCTCAGCGACATGAGCGGCGTTTCACGCAAGCGCGCATGCTCGTGGGGTGCAGCAGGGCAGATGATAACCGGCGACGGTGCCGCGCCTGTCACTGTCGCATTCGATGGCACTATGGGCGCGGGGCCAAATATTGCGATAGGGCATTCGGCTGGTATCGGACAATGGGGTGGGACGCTGAAAGGTATCCTCATTGGCGCGATGCAACCGGCCGGGGCGCAACTTTCTGCAATAACAGCATAAGGAGATCATACGATGCCAGCGATTACTTTGAACGCCAGCGCAGGCCAAGCCGCAGCCGTGCAGCACGACGTCGGGAAGGCCCTGAATTTGGGCCGCGATGCGACGCTAGCTGAATGCACGCAATACGCACGCGACCAGTTTGAAGCGTTGCACCAACAAATCCTGCGCAACGAATCCAATGCGGCGTTGGTAATTCCGCCGTTGGCGCTGACGTAGGGGGAAATGATGGAAAATACGGCGGATTTGACAAATTCCGCGCCTGCGGGTACAAACGCATCTGATACCGCGTCTACAGGCGGCGTCCTACCGGCACCCGGCGCCGAAGACCAAGCCGGCGCACCCGCCACGACGGAAGACCTCGCGCAAAACGCAGCAGAGACTACCGAGCAGCAGGAAGCTCGGAAGCAGTCCGCCTTTCAGCGTCGCCTAGACCGGCAGAGAACCGCCCGCGTCGCAGCCGAAACCGAAGTCAGGCTACTCCGAGAGCAGAACCAGCGGCTCGAAGCGCAGTCTCGGCCGGCGCAGGAAACAGGCGAACCGAAGCGAGAGCAATTCGAGGACTACGAGACCTACTTGCGCGCCGTCACGCGGTACGACGCGGCGCAGGTGGCGAGTCAAAGTCTTCAAAGCGAACGCCAGGCACGCCAGCAAGCAGAGCAGCAAGGCCGCGAGGTAGCGAGCACTCAAAAGCTCGCCGCCGACTGGCAGGCGCGGGAAACCGCGTTTCAGGCGCAGCAAAAGGATTACGCGCAAGTCGTATCTGCGTACGTTGAGGAAGGGCTACCCGACCTCTCCGCCTCCGCACGAAGGGCCATCGTGGAATCCGAAGTGGGGCCTGCGCTCCTGCACCATCTTGCGAAAAACCCTGACGTGGCAGAGCGGATTGTGGACTTGTCCCCGCTGCGGCAAGTGGCCGAATTGGGCAAGCTGGAAACCAGCCTGGCGATCCCGGCCGGAAAGAAAGGAACGAACGCTCCGGCGCCGCCTTCGCCGTTAAACGGCGGGCGCAGCATCTCCCGAGAACTATCGGGGGATATGAGTCAGAAAGAGTACGAAGCCGCACGCGCGAAGCAAGGCGCGCGATGGGCGAGAAGATGAAATAGGGTGCGGTCCATCGCAGGGATGCGCCGACCGCACATACCGCAGTAAGGCTACCGCCGCGAAGGCGTCGCTGGAAGGAAACGCAAGATGTCCAACGTACTTGTCACCTCGTCATTAGTGGCGAAGGAAGCGCTCGCCGTCCTGAAAAACATGCTTTCGTTCGCAGCCGCGGTCAATCGCGATTACGAGGACGAATACGCGAGCAACATGAGTCGTTGCTACGCGCCAGGCGCCACAATCAACATCAAGCGTCCGCCCCGCTACACCTACCGCGCGGGCAGAGTAGCGGCTCCGCAAACCACGGTGGAAACGACGATTCCGCTGACGGTCTCGCAGGGTGGTTGCGATATTTTCTTCAACTCGTTCGAGCGCACGCTGTCGCTGACGCAGTTTGAAAAGAAGGTGCGCGCAGCAATGGCGCCGGTTGCAAACGAGATCGACCGGCAAGGGCTGCAACTCGCGCACTTCTCGACCTTCAATACGCTCAATCCGACTGGCGCACTGCCTACGACACAGGCGCTTGCCATCAACGCGCTGACGAGCATCAATCAGCGGCTCGACGAAATGGCTGCGCCGGTCAAAGACGGCAACCGCAATATCGTGATGAATCCGGCGCTAAACGGCGCCATGATCCAGGGTTTTGCCGGTCTATTCAACATGGCCGAGAAAATCTCAGGCCAGTACCGCACCGGCTACATGCAGGACTCGTTCGGCATCCATCCCGCGATGGACCAAAACGTGGACGTGCATACCAACGGCGCCGGCACGGCGAGCAACATCAACGGCGCGAATCAGGTAGGCGCGGCAATCACGGTTGCCGCAACCGGCGCGGGCACGATCACACGCGGCACCACGATCACGCTGCCTGGGGTGTTCGCGGTCAATCCGCAGTCGCGCACGAGCACCGGCACGCTCGCCAATTTCGTGATTACGGCAGATGTTGCGCAGGGCGCTGTATCGCTGCCGATCAGCCCGGCAATCGTAACGAGCGGGCCGTTCCAGAATGTCACGGCTTCGCCGACAACCGGGCAGCCGTTCGTGATTCTCGGCGCCGCGAGCACGGCGTACAGCACGAACATCGGGTTCCACCAGGATGCGTTCACGCTGGCGATGGTGCCGCTCTGGGAACCACCGGCCAATGGCGTAATGTCCACGAAACAGGTTTCGGACGAAGGTTTCCGCCTGCGCGTAATCGAGTATTACGACGGCGCGCAGGACATCGCCAACATGCGCATCGATGTCATTTTCGGATTCGCCGCGACGTATCCAGAACTCAGCGTCAAGTACCTGACCATCCCGTAAGCCATGAACGCCGCAAGCAAACCCGAATCGCCCGCAAAGCCGCCGGCCGCGTCCGAGTCGCTGGCTGCGATCCGCTATCGCGTCATCGTGCTCAAGAACCAGCTTGCGCTCGGCTCGAAGTCGGACCTCGATCAAGTCGGCGCACGGCTGGACGAACTGATCGCGTGGATCGAGGCGATGATCAACGAAGCGCAGGCAGCCGAGAAAACGGCGAAATAACACCCATCCGAAAAGGAAAGAATCATGATTCTTTTGAACAGGGCCTATGGCGGATACGCGACCGGCACCATCGTTGAACTGCCAGCGGACACAGAGGCCGCGCTAATTGCGCAGGGGCTTGCAACGGCGAACGCGGGGCCGGCTACGTCCGGCGCGGTATCGACCACCTATAACGCTGGCACCGTCACCGTCGCCATTGGCGCTTCTTCCGTGGTAGTGACCAATCCACAATGTACGGTGAGCAGCAAAGTTTGCGCGTACGTTTCGCAAGCTGCGGCAGACGGTACACTTCTTCGCGTGGAGCGCATCGTGTGTGCAGCCGGATCATTTACGATCTTCGGCACGGCAAATGCAACTGCCGCGACTGCAATAGATTGGATCCTTTTCCCCGCACCGGGCGGCGTGTAATCTCGCGCCATGAGCATCGCCAATGCCAAGCGCAACCGCCCTGCAAATAATCGAGGATGCGCTCGGACTCACTTCCTCCCTCGGAACTGATCAGACCCTCACATTTAGCGAAACTGACGATTGCTTAAGGAAGTTCAATCAGCTACTCGATAGCTGGAGTGCGCAAAATCTCGCTGTCTATGGTTCGCAGAATCAGCAATTCAACACAATCGCCAGCCGGGCGACTTACGATATCGGACCAGGAGCTACGTGGAACGCAGATCGCCCGCAGCGCATCTGGGAGCCAGCGTACACCGTAATCAACGGCGCCACGTTCATCTGCCTGCCTTGGTCGCAGGCTGAATATAATCTAGTCGGCGTGAAAGATCAGCCCGGCCAGTTCCCGCTGCGGTACTTGTTCATAAATTCGTTTCCGGCCGCGTCGGTCACGCTGTGGCCCGTGCCGAATGCGATCGTTCCGATCACGTTCTCGATTGACCGGCTGCTGACGCAGGTTGCCGCGGTCGGCACCACCATATCGTTCCCCCCAGGGTACAGTGAGGCGTTCGTTTACAACCTCGCGCTGCGGTTAGCGCCCGCCTTCGGAAAAAAGTTGAGCAACTTCCCTGAGGTAGTGGAGACAGCGAAAGAATCTCTCGGCATAGTAAAAAGAGCCAATAGAAAACCTCGTGTATTGCAGTTGGACGCCGCCATTGTCGGACTCGGGGCACGGCGGGGCTGGTACGGGCCGTCGGGCGGAGCAGTATAAATGCCTCGCATCGCTTTGATGGGCTTAGGCCAGCTTGCGCGATCAAATTTTGTGACCGCCAACTCCATCACAAACATGGCGATTGAGTCCAGGCCGCAGGGAGAGAAGTCGCAGCTAGTGGCATTCAGTACACCCGGCCTGCGCCTATTCGTTGACTTCGGCCCGACGCCAGTTCGCGGCGGCATCGCGTTCGAGGAATTGGACGTGTGCTTTGCCGTCCACCTTGGCAATTTTTACGAGATTAATAATCTCGGCGCCTTCACACTGCGCGGCACGCTGAGCACGACGCAGGGCCGCGTCGGCATGTCGCATAACACGGTGCAGGTCATCATCGTTGACGGCCAGTTCGGCTACATCTACGACAGCGTTACGCACGTTTTCGCGCAGATCACGGACCCGGATTTCCCCGCGAATCCTGCGACTGTCACGTATCTTGGGCGCAGGTTCGTCGTCAGCATTCAGGACTCCAGTCGCTTCGCCGCAAGTGACATTGACGATGGGTTATCCTGGGATGCGCTCAACTTTGCGAATGCGGAAGTGAGCCCGGATCAAATCGTGCGCGCCTACGCGAGCAATGGGCAACTGATCTTGCCTGGCTATCTCACTACGGAGTTTTGGGGCAACTCGGGCACCGCGGATTTCCCGTTCTCGCAATTGCAGGGCACCGCAAACGAGTGGGGTCTTGCCGCGCGCTACAGCATCGCGCGCTTCGATAACACGTTCTGCATGCTGGTGCAGAACCGAATGGGCCAAGTCATGATCGGGAAGATGAACGGCTATCTGCCTGAGAAAATCTCTTCGCAAGACCTCGACTTCATCATCAACCAGTACGCCGTGACGACGGATGCAAGCGCATTGTCGTATATGTGCAACGGGCACCCGATGTACCAGATCAATTTCCCGAGCGTGCCCGCGTCCTGGCTCTACGACGGCTCGCAGAATCCTGGGCAATGGTCGAAGGTGAAAAGTTTCGGCATTGCGCGGCATCTGGCGGATTTCGGCTTCACGCTGCTCGGCCAGCAGATCGTGGGCGACTTTTCCACCGGGCGCCTGCACCGGCTCGATTGCAACGCGCTGACAGACAACGGCGCGTCGATCGAGCGCGAAATCGTCAGCGAGACGGTAGCGAATCCTGGCTTGGAATACCTGCAAGCCGATTGCCTGCGAGTCGATATGGAAGTCGGGAGCGGCACGGCGACAGGGCAGGGATCGAATCCGCAGATCGGCCTATCCGTATCGCGCGACAACGGCAAAACCTGGGGGCCGCAGATGTGGAAGACGATGGGCGCGATTGGGCAATTTCGCACGCGCGTTGAATGGCGCAGGCTTGGGACGGCGCGCAGTTTCGTTTTCAAGCTCGCCGTGACGGACCCTTGTCCGTTCGTCGTTGTCAGCGCAACCCTCAACCCCGATGATTAGATCATGGCGGCGCTAATCAACACCCCCCCCGGAACTCCAGTCGATCGACTGGACGATGACGGTTCGGTGCTCGCCGTGAATGAATCGTGGCGCAATTGGTTTGGCGCGGTATTTATGATCTGCAATGCCATGGTGCAGAGTGGGACGACGGCGCAGCGCCCGGTCAAGCTATTGTGGATCGGGCGCCCTTTTTTTGATCAGGACTTGGGGCGCCCGGTTTGGATTCAATCGCTGACGCCCACGGTCTGGGTGACGGCCGATGGCGTGCCGGCATAGGGAAATATCATGGCTGCAAGCACATTTAGCGCACTGACCAATCCGCAGCCCTCGGCGACGATGGGCGGGCAGGTCCAGTCTGCGCCCACCGGCGCTCAAGACCCCAATAGCATGTGGGTCTCTCTCCAGAACAGCAATGTCATGGACCCCAACTATGGGGCCACGACGTATTACAACCTTCTGACGAAAACGGAAGCGCCGAGTTTG